GCCGCCCGATCCACTGCAAGGCTGACGCCCCACCACCCTAGCCTAAAGGCACAGGAGACCACGCATGGCCGACTCGATCATCTCGCGTAAGCACCGCGACTTCGACATTACGCTGCACACCGCCACGAGCCTGGCCACCACGCTCGACATGCGTGACGTTGCCGGGGCCGTCGTGTCGTTTGGCACGATGAGCACGAACGCCAGCAGCCTGCAAATGTGGGTGAGCCCATCGAGCACCGGCACCTTCCGCCGGCTGTACAAGAGCGATGGCAGTGTGGCTGATGTGACCCTAGCGGCATCGAGCACGGACGGCCGGGCCTACTCCTTGCCCGATGAGGTGTTCGGTGTTGAGTACCTGAAGATCGTCTCGGCCACAACGAACAGCACAGGCACGGCTGGTGTCGTGATGCTGAAGAGCTGACACGCCCCCCCCTATGCCTCAACGCATACCCGCCCATAGGCCGCTTCGGCTGCGTGCATCGCGTCAACGGCGAGACGATAGTGCCAGGCCAAATGCGGCGGCACGTGGCTACTGCGACAAGGCACACAGGAGATGGCGTCAGGCTGTGCTGACGCGGGACGCGTGGCAATGCAGAGCCTGCGGGGCTGTGTGCCAGGAGTACGCACAGGCAGACCACGTTGTGCCTGTTAGCCAAGGTGGTGCCAGGTACGACGTGGCGAATGGTCAAACGCTTTGCAGGTCGTGTCATGGACGCAAAACGCGACGCGAGCAAGGCGAAGTCGCGTCGAAAAATCGCGTCGCGGTCGCGTGTGCGAGCCAGGTCGTGGCCTCGCGGCCGACGGCGAGCCGAGACCAGGGTGGTCGAAATCACCCCAACTTTGGCCAATAAAAACCCCGGTCGCTTCCTCTGTGAGCGCGGCCGCAAGTTTCCGCGAGGTTTTGACCGTGGGAAAACGCGGCCCCAAGCCGGCCCCGGCATCCGTGCGAAAGTTGGCCGGCAATCCAGGCAAGCGGAAGATCCGGCCCGACCTGCCGGCCCCGGCTGGATCGCCGCCGATGCCGAAGCGTCTCATGGTCGAGCCGCTTGCCGTGGAGAAGTGGAACGAGCTTGTGCCGATCCTGCTGGGCCTTGGCACGCTCACGACTGCGGACGGCGAGGCGTTGGCGACTTTGTGCGAGGTGTACGCTGCGACGCAGGCGTGCCTACTCGAGCTGCGGGCCACTGGCCCGGTGATGCGGACCGACCTGGGTGGCGTCAAACCGAATCCGGCTGGCCCGTTGTATCGCAGTTTAGTGGCGCTCCAGGCGTCGCTAATGGGTGAGTTTGGCCTGACCCCGAGCAGCAGGGTGCGACTTGGCGGCAAGGAAGAAAAGCCAACCGACGAAGTCGAAGAGTTCTTCAAGCTCCACGGTGCCTGATCTCTGCAAAGAGGGCCAGGCCAAGTACGAGCGGGTGGTGCACTTCTTCGAGAAGATCCTGCGCCACAGCAAAGGGCAGAACGCCGGCAAGCCGTTCACGCTCTTGCCGTGGCAGCACCACGTGATGCGTGAGCTCTTCGGCCGGCTGACCCCTGACGGGCTGCGGCAGCATCGCGTCGGGTACATCGAACTGCCCAAGAAGCAGGGAAAGAGCACGACACTCGCGGGCATCGCGTTGTATATGACCGCTTTTGACTCGGAGCCAGGTGCCGAAGTCTACGGTGCAGCCTGCGACCGCGAGCAGGCGGGCATCATATACCGCGAGGCGGCGTCGATGGTGCGGGCTTCGCCGGCGTTGTCTCGCCATCTTGAGGTGATCGACAGCCGCAAGACGATCGTGCATAAGGCGAGCAATTCGTTTTACCGGGTTCTCAGTGCAGATGCGTTTAGGGCCGAAGGGCTTAACATTCACGCCCTGCTCTTCGACGAACTACATGCGCAAAGGGACCGCCGCCTCTGGGCTTTCGCCCCTGGCTGAGAGGCCGGGGGCGAAGGCCAGGGCAAAACACGCGACGCACTGAGGTACGGTGGAGCAGCCAGACGATCGCCACTCCTGCTGTCGATCACGACGGCGGGATACGACCGCAAGAGCATCTGCTGGGAGCAGCACGCCTACGCCGAGCGGTGCATTGCCGACCCAACGGTGGACCCGGCCTTCTTCGGGTGCATCTACGCCGCGTCGCCCGAGGACGATTGGAAAGACCCGAAGACGTGGCACAAGGCGAACCCGTCGCTAGGCGAGACGATCACGGTGGAGTCATTCGCGGCCGACGCCCGCGAGGCCGAGCAATCGCCGTCGAAACTCAACTCGTTTTTGCGATACAGACTCAACGTCTGGACCACCCAGGACGTACGGTGGCTTTCGCCCGACAACTGGGCCAAGTGCGGCAAGCCGCTGTCTGGCGATCTTGAGCAGCGTGAGTGGTACGCCGGGCTCGATCTTGCGACCACTTACGACTTGTCGGCCCTAGTGCTCGTGAGCCAGGCCGATGACGGCACCTTCGACGTGCTGCCGTTCTTCTGGGTGCCGCAGGAGAACGCTGCCGAGCGGACGCAGCGTGACAAGGTGGACTACATCGGGTGGATTCGTGACGGGTACATCAGGGCCACCGATGGCAACGTCACCGACTACGAGGTGATTAGGCGAGACATCCTTGAGCTTTCGCAGAAGTTCAATATTCGGCAGGTGGGTATCGACAGATGGAACGCCACCATGCTCGCTACCGCCCTGCAAGGAGACGGGGTCAATGTGACAGGATTTGGACAGGGCTACGGCTCCATGAGCAGCCCGAGCAAGCAGCTGGAGAACCTCGTGCTCTCGGAGAAGATCCGCCACGGGAATCATCCGGTGCTGTCGTGGATGGCTGGCAACGTGGCAGTGCAGACCGACCACCAGGGCAACATCAAGCCGAGTAAGGCGAAAAGCACGGAGCGCATCGACGGCATCGTCTCGCTGGTGATGGGCCTCGGACTGCACGCCGTGGCGACTGCGAAACCAGCCGAGCAGAACTGGGACATCATCACCCTATGACCACCGAGAACGCCGTCGCCGATTTCAAGATGTTCGACCTGCGTGGCATCGAGTGGACCGAGTCCTCCTCCAGCCGCACGCCGTCTGGCATCCGGGTCAACGCCGACAACTCGATGGCGTGCTCGGCGTACACGGCTTGCATCCGCGTCATCTCTGACGCCGTCTCGGCCCTGCCGCTCCACGTCTACGAGCGGCTCGCCAACGGTGGCAAGCAGAAGGCCCAGGCTCATCCGGTGTATCGCCTGCTGCACATGCAGCCCAACCCGTGGCAGACGGCCCAAGAGTTTCGGGATTGGATGACCGGCATGTATCTGCACTACGGTGCGAGCTACGCCGAAATCCGCCCAGGTGCTCGAGGTGCCGTCTCAGAACTGTGGCCGCTGCATTCGTCTCGGATGGAAGCCGAGCGGCTTGAGAACGGGACGGTGCGGTACAAGTACCGCGAGCCGAGCGGCAAGCAGACGCTCTACACGCAGGAGCAGATTTTCTGCCTGCGGTTCACGACCGAGGACGGCATCCGGCCGATCCCAACGTACCAACTGTTTCGCAACGCCATCGGGCTGGCCCAGGCATTAGAGGCCCACGGCAGCACGTACTTCGGCAACGGGGCCCGGCCCGGCATCGTGCTGGAGAGCGACAACCCGATCCCGGCCGAGGCGGCCGAGCGGTTGCGTGAGCAGTGGGAGCGGATGCACCGGGGGCCGGATCGTGCACACCGCACGGCGGTGCTACCGAATGGCGTCAAGGCTCACGAGCTCAGCGGCAGCAACGAGGCGGCCCAGTTCCTTGAGACGCGGCAGTATCAGGTGATCGAAATCTGCCGTGCGTTCCGTGTGCCGCCGCACATGATCCAAGACCTGACCCGCTCGACGTACAGCAACATCGAGGTGCAAGGCACGGAGTTTGTGCAGCACTGCCTGCTGCCGCATCTGAAGCGGTGGGAAGCGGCCATCTCGCGTGACCTGATCGTCGATGACGAGCGGTACTTCGCAGAGCACAACGTGAACGGGCTGCTGCGTGGCGACCACACGAGCCGGGCGGCGTTTTACGTGTCGGCGCTCCAGAATGGCTGGATGACGATCAACGAGATCCGCGAGGCCGAGAACCTCAACCCAATCGGGCCGGAAGGTGACAAGCACTTTGTGCAACTCAACATGACCACGCTGGACAAGATCGGCCAGGAGCCGCCGGCCCCCGAGCCGATGCCCGAGCCAGCCGTCGAGATTGAAGACACACCGGCCGATGACGCCGAAGACCAGGCCGAAGAGGAGGACACGACAGATGGAAATTGAACGCCGCGACTTTGCCTTTGAGGACGAGCACGAACTGATCGTGGAAAGCCGTGCCGATGGCCGGGCCGCGATCATCGGCTATGCCGCCGTCTACAACCGGCTTTCTCTTGACCTTGGCGGGTTCAAGGAAGAGATCCTGCCGGGGGCGTTCGACAGGATCCTCAACCGCCAGCGGGGCAAGGGCGACGTAGTGGCCCTGTTCAATCACGACAGCAACATCGTCCTCGGTCGCACGTCTTCCGGCACGCTGGAACTCTCGTCTGACGAGAAGGGGCTGCGGTACGTGGTGACGCCGCCCGTCAGCCGGGCCGACGTGCTCGAGCTCATCCAGCGGCGTGACGTGCGTGGCTCGTCGTTCGCCTTCACGGTGGACCCGAAGAACGAATCGTTCCGCACCGGTGAAGACGGCAAGGCAGTGCGGCAGATCCGCGAGGTGAGCGGGCTGTACGACGTTGGCCCGGTTCTGGTGCCCGCGTACCCGTCAACGTCGGCCGGCGTCGCCATGCGTTCCTATGAAGCGTGGCTGGCGTCACAGACCGAGCCCACGCCCGAGCCTGCGGCCCAGGCGGATCGTTCGCGTTCGGCCCTGCGGGGCGTCGCCGCCGCCTGGGCTGCTTCTCTGAGGCTCCGCAATGGCTGACGCCCGCTGTACCTGCGGCGAGAAGTTGCGGTGCCGTTCTTCGCGCCCATGCGGTGACGAGCGGCAGCGGTATCTACGTTGCCCGCGATGCAATGCCCGTGCAGTTGTGTTTGTAAAAACAACACTTTCTGAAGTTCGCTTCTGCAAGAGGGATGCCCGGTAGTGGCACTGTGAACTCCATCGGCAATACCGCCGGCGGAGACATCACACAGTGGACAACCTCAAGAAGCTGCAGGACGAGGCCGTCACCCTCGCCAACCGGATCGACGCCGTGCGGGCCATCGAAGGCGACGCGGACAAGATCGCCGAGCGTGACCTCGAACTCGAGACGCTCACGGCCGACGCCGCCAAGCTCGCCAAGAAGATCGACTTCGAGAAGTCGGTCGCCGAGTCGGCGAAGAACCTCCGCAGCGTCGTGGACCGCTGCACCCCGGCTCCCGAGGTGTGTGCCGACGAGCCGAAGGTGCGGATCGAGTCGATCCCGTACGCCGGCAAGCTCCGTGCCTTCAAGACCGAGGAAGAGGCGTACAAGGCGGGCATGTGGATCAAGGGCCACCTCCGTGGTGACGCCGAGGCCAAGCGGTGGTGCAACGACTACGGGATTGAGTCCCGTGCTCAGGGCTCCGCTGAGTCCACCAAGGGCTCGGCTTTCGTGCCGGACATCCTGAGCAATCAGGTGCTGCGGCTCGTCAACGAGGATTCGGTGTTTGCGTCCAACGCCACGCCGGTCAACATGCCGAGCGACGTGGTGCTGGTGCCGAAGCGTACCGGCGGTGCCACGGCTTACTGGGTTGCGGAAAACACCGCGATCACCGACAGCGACCCCACCCACTCGCAGGTCACCCTGACCGCGAAGAAGGTGACGGCCGCCACGAAGGTAAGCACGGAGTTGTTCGAAGACTCCGTGGTCGGGATCGCCGAAATGTTGGCGACCGAGCTGGCCTACACGCTGACCCAGGCAGTCGAGACGGTTGCCTTCAACGGCAACTCGGCAAACGCCCCCAGCGTGGCTGGCATCCTCACCAGCAACGGCATCCTCAAGAACTCGTCGGCCGACTACGCCGCGAGCCTCGTGACGGGTGCCGGCGACTACTTCGAGGAGCTGACGAAGGCCAACTTCCTGACGATGCTTGGTGCGATGCCCTCGCACTCGCGTCAGGGTGCGGCGTGGATCGTCAGCCCCTATGCGTTCGCCACGGCGATGCAGGCTCTCGACCTGGCTCAGGGCGGCTCGGTCGGTCTGTCGCAGGGCATGGGCCTGACGTTCCTTGGCTCGCCGGTGCTGCTCTCGCACCAGATGGTGGGCTCGGGCGACCAGACCGGCAAGGTTATGGCCCTGTACGCCAACCTCCGCAACGCCGCTCACTTCGGTGTGCGTCGTGGCCTGGAGATCGCGTCCAGCGATCAGGTGGCGTTCCTGAGCGATCAGGTGGTCGTGCGGGCCACCATGCGGTGCGCCATCTCGTGGAGCGAGCTCGGCAGCGACACGGTCGCTGGCCCGGTCATCGCCCTCGTGGGTGCGTGAGCCTGACGGCTTGACGTGATGTGCAAACTGGGCGGGCCGCTCCACAACGGGGCGGCCCGCTCTCGTTTGCGAGGTGCCCATGCTGGTTCGCGTCGGCGGCACGGAGGTTGACATCCGTGTGGAAGCCATCCTGTCGATGCCGCGCTTGAGTTTTACGGCGAACCATTTCGCCTGGGCTCAGGCACTCATGCCGCTCGGCATTCGCCCCACAATGGGCACTGGGGCCTTCTGGAGCCAAGTGAACACTCGCGTGATGGAGCAGTTCATCGACAAGGCCGAATATCTGCTGGCCATCGACTACGACACGTTCTTCACCAAGGAAGACATCGAGCACCTCTTTGCCCTGGCTATGACGTTCCAGTGCGATGCCATCACCGGCCTGCAGACGAAACGGGAAGACGGCCGCCCGATGCTCACGCTGAAGGGCATGCTGGACAACCCGCCACCTGACGGCAGCACCAAGGTTGATAAGGCGTGGTTTGCCGAGCCGGTGCAGGAAGTGGACTCGGCCCACTTCGGGCTGACTGTCATCAGCACGGCCGCACTGAAGCGGTGCAAGAAACCGTGGTTCTGGAGCAAGCCCGGCCCTGACGGCTCGTGGCA